ACCATCACCGACCAGCGTTGCGTCCGGTGCAGGTAGCTCGCCAACTGCGGGCGCGGGATGATGTTAATTTTGAGGGCCACCGATGGTGATGATGTGGTCCAGCCCTCCCGAGACCTCGACCTTCTCCGGTTCGTTCCAACCCATCGCCTTCGCGAGCATCTCCCCGTATTTCGCCGTGGCGGGAAGTTCCGGTGGCATTTCCATGAACCGCTCGCGGAGTGTTTCGAGGTAGGTCTCGCGTTTGTAGCTCATCTTGGATTCCGACTTGGCGCGGAGTTCTTCAATTCGGGCGGCTACACTTGCATTTCCTTGCAATTTGCAAGCGGCACCATCGGCTCCCTTTTCCGAGTAACCGGCGCGGATGTAGGCTTGCGTGAGCGAGAGACCGCTCGCGACACCTTGGCAAAACGCCTCCTGTTTTGGGTTCAGTTTCATAGAGTTGATGGTATCAGTCAAAATTGGTCTTGACAAGATTCTCGGTTCTCCCCCTCATACTCCCCCTGTGTAGTGATTTCGACGGTGGTCATTTCTTCCGCTTTCGTCGCGACTTTGACTTGCCGGAAGATAATTTCGACGCTTCCCGGGTCATCGTCTGTGATAAGTTTCGCGTAGCGGAGTTGGTCAATAAGTGGTTTGCAGCCTCCTGCAAAATTGTCGGCGTCGAGCAGACTGACTGCCCGTCTCGTAATGCAAAGAGTAGTGCGATTTTTGCACTCACTTTCTCCTTTTGGATTGCCGACCAATGTTGGCCGAGGAGCCGGTTGAGGCTGGGGGTGAGGTAGCCGCGCAGTTGAAGTGTGAGAGAATGAACCATCGGGATTTTGGCGGTAGCCGAGCTTTCGGAGTTGTTCATGGGTCCAGTTCATTTGTTAAGTCCACCGGCATGGTTGGTCGCGCCTTCCAGTTTCCGGATGCGCTCGGCTTGGCGTTCGATCTTTTCACGCGCCTTGTCGCGCTCCATGAGTAGCCGCGTCTGATCTTTGTGAAATTCATCAGCGAGTTTCCTCGCCTCGTCGCGCTCGCGTTCCAATTGCCGTGCGTGCCTCCATATAATCGGATGAGAAAACTTTGCCGCGCTTCCAAGTTGATCTTCAAGGTGATCTGTCTCTGGTGTGTCACTCATCTCTTTTTCCTTTCGCGAAGCATCTTGATGATCTGCGGAAATTTCGCCGGGTGAAAGGCCGCATCTTTAATTTTGTCCGCAGGTAAATCCAGCGTGGAACAGATTTGGCGGAACGACCGGCCTTTGAAAAAATGCCGAGCCGTCCGCCTTGCTTCCTTGATAATCGCCTGCTGGTGCTTGCTTTTGTAAAAATGCTTGTTCCAGATGTCCTCGATGGCTTGCCAAATGACATGGCAAGCCAGATCGCGGACTCCCTCTTCGTGGTAATCAGAAAGGGATTTCGTCACCTTCGTCGTCGTGGGTTTTTTCGACATGGGTCTTGATTTCCTTCGCGGCCTGCGCGACCGGGATGAGTTGTTTCGCGTTGCCAAGGATCGGCATTTCGATCTTCGCGGCCCGCTCCTCCTTGGTGACTTGCTGTTTGACGATGTAGTCCCCGTAATCGCTTTCCGGGGTGTCGATGAGAATGAGGTCGGCAAAGATCGCCTCTTTGCCGTTCTTGCGGGTGATCCGCTTGAAGCGGGCTTTGTCAAGTTGAGTTACATCAATGGATAATGTGATCATGTTAGTATTGGATTGGTTGTTCGTCTGGTGGGAGAGTGTTCAAAAAGGCGACCGCCTTGCCGGACCCGGCGACCTCCGCTGCGGTCACGCAGTTGTCGGAAATCACCCCGTAGTTTTGCAGGATGTTCATCGTCTCGGTTTCGTTGAGCCGGTGCGCCTCGATGTAGTGTTCTAGTGTGTTCATATGGTATCAGTCAAAACTAAACGCCGCACATCCCCTCGCATTCGTTGCCAAATGATTGTTCGTCGAGCCAGAGCGAGAGTTGCCCGCGCTCGATGTCGGTGGAGAGATCGACCTGATCCAGCGGGACAAGGCTGGGGTGAAGGAAAGGAACGCCGCGCATTTTTTCCGTCTTTGCCTTGACCGCTTGCAGGTCTTTTTCAAAGCGGATGGCTCGCGCAAATTCTTCTGGCTCTTCGTCGCGGAGTCGTCGCCATTCGTTGTCGGAATGAAACGGGCAGTAAACGCAGGCCGAGCGTGGTGGCTTCGGGTAGCCATGCGACTCCATCCATTTGAGGCAGTCCCGGCGACCCATGCGAAGCTCCACAAGCGGCCAGCGATGTTGGGACCATGCCACCCGACTCGGCTTGATGCGTTGGATTTCGTCCCATGAAATCCCGATCCATTGGGTGACGGTGATTTCCTTTTGCCCACGCTTAACCTGTCCCAGTCGCCGAGCGGCTCGCTCAAGCTGCTCCACTTTGTAGGAATAGGTGCATTGCCGACCCATGATTCCACGGGAGCCGTCTTTATTTTCTATAAATGCAGGGATCAGGCTTTTGCTCCAACATCCAGACCCATCTTTGCGTTGCCTGATAAGTAGAGACTCATCCGTCATGTCGCCACGGGTCACGCGATGCACCGGGAACGGTAAGTGCTCCTCCAGCCAATCGAGCCACTTGTAGACGCTGGCGGGTTCGGCCTGCGTGTCGGCAAAGATCGCCGCATCTGGCATCGGCGTGATCTCGCCATGCGCGGCCATGAGAGCCAAGGTGCTACTCTGCACTCCGGCCCCAAGAGATAGAAAGTTAAATTTTGTTTGTGGCGGTGTTTCCAATGGACTCATGTCTTAATAATTTTGGTAAACTCCGAGAGCCGCCGGAGGATCGGCTCGCCCCTGTCGGGCGAGAGCATTTGCTTCAGCGGTTCGCGGCCCGCATTCGCCGTCCAGATGATTGGAAGTTCATGGGAGGATCGGTGTTCCAGCAGGTCGAAGAGTTCCAGTTCCGCCCGCTCGGTGAATTTGTTTTTCCCGAGGTCATCGAGGAGCAGCACCTTCGTTCGGCGGCAGCGTGTCAGCGTGTCCTCCGCCAACGCCTTCGCCTGCGGATCGTCGTGCCATTGGTCGGCACAGGCTTTCGCGAATCCCGTGGCCGTGATTCCGAAAACGCGAACCCCGCTGAAATGCAGACGCTTGAGCAGCATCCACGCCGCCCGGGTCTTGCAGGTTCCCGCAGGACCGACAAATCCGAGACCTTGGGGAGAAAACTCCCATGCCTCGCATTCGCGCAGAAATGCCGCTGGAATGCGTTTAGAGTCGCTTTCGCGGTAGATTGGTGGGCAGATAGTGTTGAACGCCTCCTGCCGCCTCTCCTGCTCCTCTGCGGCCTGCTCCTGCTTGAGCTTCTCGATCCGCTTGAGGTCACACTCGTCGCACAGGATTTTTATGTTCGGGAAAATCCGGAGCAAATCCTCGCTCGGCGATGGCACCGAGTTGTAGCACTCTGGCGATGCACAGGCTTGGACCGTGGCTACCATGTGAGATCGACCTCCTTGACCATTGCAGGCGCGAGCGCCGGTTCCACCTTGTTAAGCCAGTTGATGACAAACTGCCGGGTCTTCTTACGCCCGGGGTGCGCCAGCAACCACGCATCCATCTTGCGGGACTCCGCATCGACATCGATGCCCGGATAGTGCCGCCGCATCTCCGCCCAAAACTCCTCATCCAGAAGGTAGGCGTTGCTTTGGGGAGCGGAGCGACCTACTTCCTTTCCTTTCCCTTCCATTACATTCCTTTCCTTTCCTTTCCGTTCGCGGTCAGCTTCGCCATCCTGTGAACCACCTGCTTCACCTTCTGGTTGAAGCTGTGCTTCAAGCTGTGCTTCGCGGCGTGCTTCACCACTTGCTCGACCACCACGCGAAGCAAATTCGCGTTTTGCTTGAACCTCTGCTTCCTTCGCAACCGGATAGAATGCAATGCGTAGGTCGCGCCCGCGCCACTCCCAAAGTTGCGCTTGTGCGGAAACCTCGCTTGCCAACACTCCGCAGGTCATCTGCCATTGCCGGTCTTTCCACTCACGGCAACCTTTGATGACGCCGCCGTTTTCTTGGTCGGAGCAGTAAGCGAGAAGGGACAACCATGTCGCTCGTTCGACCGGCTCCGCCCCAACAAAAGCCGGGGACCGGAGGTTCGCGATCTCGATATTGAGCCACCTCATTTCAATTTCCCTCCAAGAATTTGGAATGCGAGCGCAGCCACGATTGGAACTTGTCCATTCCCAACGGCTTTAAGTCGCTTTGACCTATCGGCCACATCATCCTCTCTTCTTGCCAACAAGGGTTTAATGCTACCCGATCTGGCATTTCCAAATTGAATTCCAGCCAACTCTTGCAAAGAAACCTTGCTACCCGATCCCCTTTGTAGAGTTTTGCTAAAGACTTTGGTTTTGCCCAAGTGTCTCGGCATTCGGAAGCCACTGGAGTAGGCCAAAATCCATATCCTTTTCCGGATGTGATCTCCTCCCACATTGTCTGCTCCCACAACTCCCCATCGTGCATCATACCCCAGTTCGGAAAGGTCTCCAAGGACTCGCCCAAGTCCTCGAAAAGTAAGCATTGGGCTGTTCTCCATGAACGCGAATTTCGGTCGTATTTCGCCAATGATTCTGGCCATTTCTGACCAGAGTCCGCTTCGTTCGCCTTCAATTCCAGCCCCCCCCCCTGCGCTTGAGATGTCCTGGCAAGGGAATCCTCCGCAGACGACATCGACTTTCCCTCTCCACGGAGTTCCGTCGAAGGTGGTGACATCATTCCAGATTGGGAACTTTGGCAGGATTCCGTCCCGCTGCCTTTGCAACAGGACTTTCCGGCAATAAGGTTCAATCTCGACAGCACAGACTGGGGTATGTCCAAGAAGGATGCCGCCGAGGATTCCTCCCCCTGCTCCAGCAAATAGGTGTAGCTCATTCATGCGCCCCCCTGTAGACGGCAAGCACCCGTGCATGAGCCTGCGCCCGCTTCGCCTTGCGGTAGCAGAGGTGCTGGATCACGCCGGTTTTGACCGCTGCCGAAAACCTCGCCCCCATCGCGTTCGGGTGGGGCGGTTCGGGAATCCATGGCCGGACATCTTCCGCCGTGAATTCCGCGCCATTCCGGGCGAGCCACCCGATCACTTGGTCACAGGTCGCCTTCCAATCCTCCGGGGTATTTCCATCCACCGCGAGGATGCCTCGGTCGCGTAGTTCCTCGCCGGTCATTTGGATTTCCCTTTCTTCGGCTTGTCCTCGACCAGTTTCACGATCTCCTTGCCGATCTCCGCCTCGCCGTCCTGCACCGGCACACCCATCTTGCCGCACCATGCGCGGTAGGTCGCCCCGCCCATCTCGCCGCCGAGCGCCTCGACCAAGTCGTCGAGTCCCGACTTTCCGGCCACCGCCGCCCGCACAATCGACAAGCGTGAGAATGTTTCGCTCCCCTTCTGCTTCTGGAGCTTCCACCCCGGCACCTCCGCGCCAGCGACCATCTGCGCCTTCGCCGCATCCTTGAGCGGCTTCACGAATTCCTTGGAGAAAATCGATTCCGCCTTGAGGAACTTCCCAAGCCGCACCGGATCGGCAAGCAGGCTTTGGCGAATCTCCTCCAGCGACACCGAGGATTCCACGGTCGCCAGCGTCTCCACCACCGGAGCCGTCAGCGCGACACAAGTGTCGGATTTGCGGCACCATGAGCAGTATTCACAGGAGGTCGGCTTGCGATTTGGATCGCTCGCCGAGGCCAAGACATCTGCCACAACCTGCGCGGCCTTCTCGTAGGTGAAATGATATTCCACCACCTCGCGTTGGTCGCAGAACAGCAAATGCATGGTCCACTCTTGTGCAAATGCGCGATCCATATTGCCAAGGCAGTAGGCTGCGGCCTGCTCGTAATACGAGCGCAGAGACCCCGACTTGAGGTCATAGCTCGTCGCCTTGCTTTCTGTCCTCGCATCCTCCGTGCCTTCATGCTCCATGCCCGGGGTGCGAACTTTGAGCTTCGCCTCGTCCGCCTCGATCTCCGCGCCGTCCGCGATGTCGCGGGCGGTATCCACCGCCCACATCACCGCTTCCAGTTCCTCGGTCGTGAGGTCGCCGGTCACCGGCTTGCCCATGAGGAACGCCCGGAACGCCGCATCCATTTTCGTGCCACGCTCCGCCGCCGGTCCTGCCACGGGATTGCTCTCGTAGCAGGGGCATTGGGCTAACTTGGGGAGTGCAGAATGACGGATCATGCCGCCTCCTTTTGTCCGAGGACCGCCGCGATGAACTTCGGCGTGTTAGCCAGCACCCGGGAACGATAAGCCCCATCGGGAAGATCACGGAAGGTCTGGCCCTCGGCGATCTGCTCCTTGGCGATAAGGAATGCATTCACCGCCTCCTCGTTTTTGACCATATCCTCTGGCCAATCGGGGGCGGTATCAGCCGAAACCGCCACGGCCTCGACCTCGATCAGCTTCGGCGCTTCCGCCGCCGGTTTCTCGACGCGCACTTTTTCAAAAGCCACCGCATTTTTAGCGATGTCCCGCGCCTCGTCCTCATCGGTGATGCCAGAGATTCCGAAAGCCACACGCACGGCTTCCTTCACCGCCTTGTGTCGAAGCATCCGGCGAGGGAATTGTTTCCACGGTTCCGTTGGCCGGTAGCACTCCGCAAAATACTCGGTCACCTTGGTCGCGTGGGTGCGGTCCTTGCGGTAGACCACCGCCGTGACCGATGCCGGTTTGCCGTCCGGGCCATCCTCAAACAAAAACTCGATGCCGTCGAATTGCGGTTGCGAGTTAAGGATGTGTAGCCAACCGTCCACCGAGACGACCGGCGTGATGCCACCCTTGCTAGGGAATGCGTAGATTTGCTTGGTGAGTGGGTCTAACCCGTAGCGGTTGCTCACAGCAACCAGCGCCAGCATTTCCTCGTTGCTCGCGCCCTTGAAGCAAGTTGCCTTGAGGGTGTCGAGGAGTTTGGAGGGGTCTACAGACAAGCGGTCGGCCATGATGCCAAGCGCCGTTGTCCGGGGTTGTTTGACTTCGATCTGTGTTTCTGTATTTTTCATTTAGTTATTACTGCTTTTCTTGTGGTTTAACTTTGCCCCGTTGGATTGCCGTCCTTCGGGGCGCTTTCTTGTGGTGAGGACTAGTCCTCGAAATCTTCCCATTCCGCCCAGCGTTTGCGGCGTTCCTGTAAATCACGCATCCGGATAAACATATTGCGTTGGCCGAGGTGATAGCTCGCAAGGCACGACCCGAGGGTGACAATGGCCAGCGCGATTCCCTCCCAGCCGCTCATCGGGCCAACCTCCATGTCAAAAGGCCGAGGATGACGACCGGAGCCATCGCAAACGCAAAATCCAGCGCATACCCGATGCATCGGAGAATGGTGTCCATTACGCGACCCTCCGGTTGGTTGTCTGGCGGCGGCGATCCGCCCACCAGTTTTCCAGAGAAGGGCGCAAAATCCGCCAACCTCCTTTGTTGCCTCTTGGTTTTTCAGCAGTAAACGCCCCCTTGCGGCATAGCTGCCTCACGGTGAAAGGAGCGTATCCTGTGACTTGCGCGGCTTCCTCTACGGTCATCATTGTGTTCATGGGTTACTAAAACCTTTCTTCAAAAAAATTGACTATTGTGCGTATGTATTGTATGAATTTGATGATTGGCGGGTTACTAAAACCTGCTCCAAAAAAAACTCGACCTGCCGACTAGTTGGTCTTTTGCCTGCTGCCGCCTCAACTTTTACTCGGGCGACGAGTTCTCTTGGAAGCCACACGGCCAGCAGCTCTTTTTGTGGCTTCGGCGATGGCGATGTAGTCTTCCGGCGCGAGGGTGGTTTGGCGAGTGGCATGGGTAAGGACTTCTTCAATAAAAGCGGTGATTGTCAGCCCACGGGTTTTAGCAGCTTTGCGGACCCGTGCCGCCAATGTGCGAGGGATGTAAAATCCGATCACTTCTTTATCAGCGGAATGTTGGTTTGGCATGACGGTGAAGATTCCTATCCGAGGTTACTAAAACCACACAAGAATTATTTTTCAATGAGGTGATCACCCACCATAAAAAAACACTTGACTTCCGCTTGTAGACTGGATTTGCGGGCGAAATTATTTTTTCGGGACTCGCGTTTTCTTTGCCTTGTTCTCCATCACGCGAGCAATGACTTTTTCGCGATTCCGCTGATACCAATCAGCCTTGCGATCCTTCTCCGCCTCCTTGAATTTTTCGTCCGTTCGGTAGCGATCCGCATACTGCTTCGCCATGAATTTCCGCTGCCTTTTTTTGTTCGCGTAAGGCATAGGTCAAATCCTCCAGAACGCCTTCCAATCGGCACGAACGGCGGGAACCGCATAGACTCGCTGCACCATCGCAGGCGAGGTGTGGCCCATCTGGTAAGCAGTCAAACCGGCGTTGCCGCAGCGCCCCAAGTGATAAGTCGCGAACGAATGCCGCAGCGCATTCTCTGGCCATCCCTCCCAGCCAAGCCCCAGCGCCACTCGCCGCCGAGCCTCATGCAACGCCTCCAGCGATCCTTTCACGATCACGCCTTTCTTCCCCTTGAAAAACTCACGCCGCTTCACCAGCGGTTCGGTCATGTCCACGACCCGCTCCAGCATCCCCGTGGTCTGTTTGCTGACCTCGGGCCGGACATGGATTTGCTTGGATTTGAAATCCACATCCTCCCAATTCATCCGCGCCACCTCGATGGTCCGCAGGCCCGCGAATGCGCCCAGCAGCACCAGCGCCTTCACATCATCCTGCATCGGTGCTTTGAGCAGTTCCTTCATTTGCGCGGGCGTGAGAATGTTTCGCGCCGGGGTCGCTCGCGGAGACCGCATCCCATCGACCGGCGACCGCTCGATGAACCGCATCCTCGCAGCCCACCGAAAAAACATCCGAGCATAACGAAACCACATCGCCCGGGTGGTCGGTGAATCCGAGGTCTGGTTTAACCACCGAGTCAAAGCCACCGGCTCAATCGCCGCGACCGGACCAGCCCAGCGGGCATTGAGTTCCTTGCACAGCATCTCGACCTTCGCGAAATGCGACTTCGATTTCGTCGCATTCTCCGCCGCAAACATCCGGGTCGCCGCAGCCACGGAAATGCCGCCCTCATCTTTGAGTCCTCGCGTTCCCTTGTCTCGGATGACTTCGACCATGCGCTCGCCTTCCTCGTATGCCTCCGCCTCGGTCGGAAAAAAACGGCGAATTTTTTCTCCAGCGAACGAAGATTTGATCTCCAGCTTCCACGGCGAGCGCGGGCGAGCGGGGTAGGGGCGAACGATGTAGTGTTGGTTCATGTTGGCGCTTGTTGTCCGTGTTGTCCAAAAACTGCACTTGGACACCAACAACACTCCACGACAATCAACAGAAAGCAACAACAAAGAAAACCCCGCAGATTCAGTCTAGAAGAGGCTCCAGAGGCTTTACTGGAGTGGCGGAAGGGGAGGGATTTGAACCCTCGGCAGGTTGCCCTGCGTTCGATTTCGAGTCGAGAAACTAGGACTGCCAATCAACGCTTTGCACAAGCGTTGTCCGTTGTTGTCCTAAACGACAGGTCGGATGCGGATGAAATTCCGGGCAATGCTCTTGCTGCGGGTTTTGCGCCACACACCGTCCCCGGACTCGGAGTCGCGGTCACCTCGCCCATTGGTGTTGCCCTCGATGGTGACGATCTGTGATCCGCTTTCGGACTCCACGATTCCGACATGGGAGAAATCAAAAACGACGATGTCCCCCGGGCGGGCCATGTCTCGGTCGTGGAGGATCACCGTGGTCTTCGGGCGGGATCGCGCCCATCCGAGGAACCCGTAGGCGAGGGCGGTCTTTGGTCGCCACTCCTCGGGTGTTTTACTTTGCAGGTTGAGCCATGCGGTGACCTCGGGAGTCATTAGCCACTCACGGATGCACCAATCGACAAAAGCCGCGCACCACGGCCATGCGGACGGGGTGAGGTCGGTTGCCTCTTGGTAGTCGCGGATTCGTTCACCGTTGTTGTTTCCGCCGACTTCGCGGACCCCGACTTCGCGGGCAGCAATCTCGGCGAGGAATTTGGTCATTTGTCGCGAATGGTTCGGCTATTCAAAAACTCGTTCCACGCGAAATCCTGTGCGGCGGTCGTTGGCGCTGCGGTGCTGGCGGGGACATAGCGGACATCGACTTTGACATCGAGCTTGCCGAGTTCGCCGACCCGGTCACCGAATGGTGGAACCGGAATGCTCACGCATGAGGTGAGAAAAGCGAGGGCGAGGAAAATCCAGCCCAGCATGACCATCGCAGCGGCGATCCGGCCCGGAGTCATTTTTTCTCTTTGCGAAGGAAATTTACCAAGCCGACGAGGCCCAGCCCCAGCGCGACGATATGGTTCTGGAGAGCCGGTTCGACGGAAATCCCAAGACTGGTTAAAATTAAAATACCGCCCCTCCAAGTTGAGTTCTCCGAGGCGCGGGCGAGCAGGTAATCGAGTGTGTTTTTCATGGTTGATGATCTAACTTGCGCTCCACTCGTTCCATGATGGCCGAATTTTGCGCGATGGTTTTTGCGGAGGTCGCGACGACCTCCAGCATTTCTTTGTTGGCTTGCTTGAGGTGGGCCACAAATTCAGCGGACTGCTCGTCCATGCGTGTTCTCAACTGGTCGATTTGTCGGATGAGGTAGCGGAACAAGACCCATGCAAACGCGAGGCAGATAAGGAGGAGACAAACGAATAACCATCGGTCATTTTGCGCCGAAGCATGATTGGCAAGGGACAGGAGGTCGTCGGTCATGGAATCGCGGGTATGGTATCAGTCAAAACTCTGTAGTCAAAAATCAGTCTTCGGTGACTGCATCGACGGCAGAGTCGCCGAGGTTGAATAGGTCTTTTGCAAGGTGAGTGATTGAGGCTGCGGCTGCGATATTTGGGTGAGCAATACCCATCGCAGAGACGATCATGTCTATGTCTCGCATGACATCGCGCATCTCAAAATCTCCGGACAGGTATTCGGGGATGCGCTTCACAGGGTTGATTGCGCGATCCACATCGAACATCGATCCGGTTGGCTTGTATTCTCCGAATGCTGCATAGATGGCATTCTGCGCGGTCGAGCCGAGGACCGGGAACCCGTAGAGTGGCTCGGTGGCGACTGCTAGGGCGATGCGCTTTGGCGACCAGTATTTGTCATCGAAGAGTTCGTCGTCCTCGTCATCGAGAATGTCTCTCCAGATGGATCGCAGGATAGAAGATGCAATGGAGTTAAGTGCCACGACATAGGCGAGCGTCCTCATCCTTGTTGCCAGCGGGCGCTCGGCGAAGGAATAGGCGACCAGAGCAAGGTTCTTGCGAGCTTCCGAGGCAAATGCCCATCCGGCGCGGGCCAGCGGGTTGGTGGATGTGTTCTCGTAGAGGCTCCGCGCCCCGGGGCGTGTCGGCTGGGCAATCCGGTCGGTGACCCGCTCGGCGATGTTCCGCGCATAGGATTCCGCTTCCGCGCCGGTCAAGCCAAGTTCCTGCGCTTTGGTGAGGTGGTAGTCGTAGGTGATCGCATAGGTGCCTGCGGTGAATAACCCGTCCGCCCCGGAGAGCAGATTGCCAAGGCGCTTGCCTGCTTGCTGGATTGCGGTGGGCTTCGCGCCCTTGAGTCCCTGCATGGCCATCTGCACGACCGGCGGCATCTGCGCGATCCGGCGCTGGATGTATGGCGAGTTGAGCGCAGCGTCCCACCCGAGTTGCCCTGTCAGCAGTTTTCCCATGCGCTTGAGGTATGCCTTGACCGGCATCTCGGCGACTGCCGCTCCAAGTTGAGTGGACTGCACCAGCAAGGTCGATGCGCGACCGATAAGGGCGACCTGCGAAGCACGGCCAAGCACATTGCTGATGCCTTGGTTGAGCGCCAGATGCGCCCCGGCATCGCGAGTTCCGCCTTGGGCAAAGTAATCGAGCCATGCGTTGAGAATCTTCCGCGCCTCGGCCCCGCCTTTTTCCTCGACCGAGTTTTGCACATCACGATTCCGCAGGACCGCATTCGCCTCGGCGATGTATGGGGCAAAGGCTTTCCAATGCTCCATCTGGAGCGTGTGCGCGATGTATGTTTGCAGCACATCTTGGAAGCGAGGTTCCGCGATGGCGGTTCCGCGAGTGCGTAGCGCCCCGGGGGATGTGCTGGCCCCAGACATGGCCGACCCGCTGACCGGGTCGAGAACCTGCCCGGTCGGAGCGGAAATCGGTTGAACGGTAACCGGCGAGTAGTTGCGAATCTGTGGGAGGTTGACTCCGTTGAGTTCGGCATAGACGGCGTTGATGTTGCCGTATTCGTCGGCGTATTGCTTGAGCAACCAATCCCGCAATTGCAGCGCCTCGGGCGAGAGGTTCGCCATGATCTCATCCACGAAATCTTGGTCGTAGTTCCAAGCGCCGGTCGGGTTGCCGGTCTCATCGAGTTCGCCGGTCATGTGCCTGCGCCCATCCTCTTGCTCCCACATCATCACGGCGGACAGACCTTCCAGTTCTGACAACTTGATGCCCTGCACCTCCATGCTGGGTTGCGCGAGGTTGTAGCGGAGTTGCTCGCCCGCAAGCAAGTTGCCCCCGGCGAGGTTGGTGAAGTAATCCTCCAGCGCCTGCATCTTTGCTTGCTGCCCGTCCTCTTTCGCATTTTCCGCAGCCCGCTGGCGGTCGATGAGCGTGTTTGCGGTCTCGCTATTTTCTCCGAAAAGGATGCCTGCCACTTGGTCAAAATTAAGCAGGTTGAGGATGTAGTCCTTCCAGCTTCCTTTGAGTCCCGAGTCGGCAATCGCCTTGGATTTTCTACCAGCAAGTTGACCGGCCTTGCCGGTGGCTTGGATCGCCTCCAACCGGGCGACCTCGCGTTGCTCGCGGAGTTGGATCACTTTTTGTGCGTGTGCCGCATAAGCGCCCTCCCAAATCCTTGTCGCCTCATCCAGCGCCGATTTGCGGCGATCCGCATCGGCATTGCGCCAATCTCCGACCAATGCAACAAGCGCGGCTTCGACCTGCGCCCGGGCTTCCTGCTCGGCGGTGAGTTCACCGCTGGCGATCTTCGCATCGAGTCCTGCAATGTGTGCGGCGACCGATACGGCATCCATTTCCACGGCGCTGCGGACCACGGTGAACAAGTCTTGAATGTCGGCTCCGATGCCTTTTGGTTTTTCTCCGGGCGCGGCTTTCTTCGGCTTGGTTCGGTCGAGCAGTTTTTTGAATGCTGCATCGTATTCCTTGCGGAGTGATTTTTCGACTTCGCGGTCAATCATCCCGATGCGTTGTTTGAAAAAGTCAGCAAGCGCCCGGTCGGCGCGGGCCGTGGCAAGGTTTTCTTTGGTCGTGTATCCGGGCGGGAGTTCGGTTTGCTGACCGGCCTGCCCGATGCTCATGCCTTGGCGCATCCATGCGGAGATAAGAGCGCCGTTCATTCCGCTGACCTCGCTGACCTTTTCGCCATCCTTGAAGACATCCATTGGCGCGATGTTCGCCAGCTTGGTGTATCCGCCCACGCGACCACGGATGTCCGGCGGGAAAACCGAGAGGATCGCGTCGAGTTCTCCGAGACCTTGCAGAAGTTGTGTGCGGCGGAATTTCGCGGTGTCTTTGTTGAGAGATTCCAGCGCCTCACGGTTGCGCTCCATAACTCCTTGGAACTTCGCCCGCGCCCGCTCGTAGACTTTGAGCCGCTCGTCCGGGCCTCGGTTCATGCCGCCGAGGGCGCGGTTCACCCGGTCGATCTCGGACTGCGAGGCGATGGAGTAGTTTACTCCTCCGTCTCTGCCTGCTCCGGTTGGTCGAACTCCAGAAAGTAGACCTCCTCCAGAGACATCTCGACTCCCATCTTCTTGTAAGCCGCTTGAGAGCGCTTGAGATTCTCGATTGTCGTTGGCTCCAGCCCATACTGGGCTTGGAATTCTTCCTCCGACAAGAGTGTTTCGGGCGTTGGCATCAGTTAAATCCTTCCATGTTTTTTGTGATTTCGCAAGGGTGGCTGCATTTTTGGTTGCTGCCGGGTAGACCAGTCGGATTGCCTCCCATGTGATGGATTGCATCTGGCGTGGCAGTATTCCGCGATCCGCTGCGGCTTCGCGGTAGGCGTCGAGATAGAGATGATAGACTCCGGAGATGCCAAGCACCTCGCTGCCATTCATGCCCGATCCGAAATTGTGTCCGACCTCCGTTGCTTTGGCCCCGTATGGCATGAGGTGCGCGGCTGCGACAGCATGGGTGTCGATGGTCGCGTCTCCGTATGGAGTGTTTGGGGCGGCGATGTTGTTGTAGAAATTCCGAACCTTGTGTTCGTTGCCAAGGTTGTCGCTGATGTTTTTCAGCGACCCGTCCTTCATTATGCGGACGGCTTTTTCGATTTCGTTGATCGACCCCCAGCCATTTTTGGCCAGAGCGCCGTCATCGTTGGTGGCCATTCCGAGCCGGTCGCCTTCCGGTGAGAGGTTCCGGTAGTTGCGTCCAAATGTTACCTGCGCCAAGACGCGAATTCCCCACCCTTGAAGTGTTGGCGTGGCATCAAGCTGGCGAATTGTTTTTCCAATGACCTGTTCAACAATTTTCCTGCGCTTTTCTTTTTCAAGTTTATCCAGCGCCTTGTTGTATTCTCGGCGCTCGGCGGTTTGTTCCTTGGTTTCTCCGTCTACTTTTTTGCGCTTCTGTTTATCGGCTACGGTAGCCGCTTCGATGATGCCTTCGATCTCGGCGCGGACGAGGGATTCCTCCAGCACGACATCCTGCGAGTTCGTCCAGAGTTCCATGAACTGCTCGGCCTGCGCCACATTCATGAACCAATCCTTCTGCGGCGAGAACACGGCGATCACGCCGGACGCCTGCTCGACCGAGGCTTGGAACTGACTGCCCATTCCCTTGGCGATGCGGTTTGCCCCGTCATACCAATGGGTGGCGCGGGCGCGGAATTCCTCTGGGAAGGCGTCATGCAATGCCAGCAGGTTTTTCTTGAACCAGTTGATGAGCTTGCGGCGTTTTTTCTTGGGGTCTTTTTCCGAGAGGATGTTTTTCGGAAGGTGCGCGTAGTTCATCTTCTCCATCTGCTTGGCAAGGAGATCGTCTGGAACATTGTCGCCGGAGACATTGGAATCCTGCGGCGTGTTTTTGGGAACTTTAGATGTGCCGAGCTTGGCTGTTCCTACGCGAGACGCATCGTCTTTGTCGCTGACTTGGCTGATGGCATTGCGAGCGATGCCGATGCTGTAGTTGATATTCGCCGAGGTCGGGTCGAAGGTGCCACGGTTGCCGGTGGCGGATTTGACCTGCGTTTCGTTGAATGGAATCCAGACTTCGTGCTGCACTCCGCCATTTTTCCCGCCGGTATCCTTGATGCCATCGTATCCGAGGGACGACAGAGTTTCTGTGACCCAATCGGGGATGCGCGTCCACGCATGGGTCGTTCCTTTCGCCATGTCCTCTTTCAGCGCGGCCATCCAATCGTTCCCGCTGATGGTGTTTTTATCCCATGCGTCCGGGTTGCCTCCTGCGGATTGCTTGGCCCGCTTGCGCTTGCCTGCTTGTTCCAAGGCCGAGACGACATCGCCGGGGATGTTTGCCGTATCAAGCGGGTTTTTGATCGAAAGATAGACCGGGTAGACTGCCGAGCGGGCGGCGTTGGGATCATCGAGCGTGGCCCCTTTCACGCCTGCCGCTTGCAGGACTTCCAAAAACCTTTCCTCTTGGTTGAAAAGCGATCCGCTGGATAGCCACATCTCGACCAAGGCCCGGAGACCGTTCCCCCGGGCTTGGCGCAATTCGTAGTCGATGCTGTCGCGGGGCATGATGCTTTGCGAATCCGCGACAATTGGGCCTTCGCCAGCATCCCAGTCGGAATAGCCAATCGTGTAGATGCGTTCGTTTACAGCAGCCCGCTCCTCGGGAGAAAGGTTCCACCATGCGCGGTCGATAGCGACCGGCGAGCGCATCCCCTTGCCCTTGTATTTGAACCACTCGGCGTAGTCCGATGGCATCTCCGCAGAGGTGTCTCGTTTGTTCGTTGAGTAGGACGAGGCAATGGCCGGGTCGTTTGTGAAAAAAGCCATCGGCCCGGAAGTGGCGCGGGATTTACGGAAACGGTCTCCTACGCGATCCGCCCTTTGTGTGCCGTGGTAAACCACCATCGGCTTGCCATCGGAATCGACCACCTTGGATTCTCCGAACCATCCTTTGAACTGCGGTGTCCCAATGCTATAGTTGGTATCAGTCGAAACAGGTTGAGCGAGAGCTTCCGATGCGGGGATGCGGTTGCCGTTCTCCTCGGTGATCTTGATGAGGTTTTCGTCGAAGACCACATAGTTGTGAGTGCCTTCACCATCCGAGCGACTGCCGCCGTCGAGGTAGCGGATGCCGGGGATGCCTGCCTCGCTCAATACTTGTGAGGCTTGCTGTTGTCCCCCATTGATGTTGGAAAGCTGCGTGTAAAATTCTCCTGCTGTTTTGTCTCCATACGATCCAGTCAATGCTTTTGTGAATTCACTTTCTCGCAAGCGTTTGAAGACTAATCGTGATTGCTCAATTATTGGCTTGTCCCAGTCGAGCAGTTCTTCCGGTTCGACATCGAGTTCCACCGAGTATAGATTGCCGGTTTGTGTAGGGGTTGCGTCTTTAATTACCGACAAAACCTCGTCTACATCTTTTACATATTGCGAGTTGGATTCGACATTATCGCCTTGCGCTGCCCAAACCTTTGATTGGGATTTTGATGCCTCCAATTGTTTTACAAAACCATCCAGCGATTTTGTTTGCTTCCAAAAAGCCCGAGCTTCTTTGAGTATTTTTTTCGCCCCCGGCGTGGACACAATGTTGTCTGCCATCTGCCCATCTGCGGTCATCAACCGAATGCCGCCGAGTTGATCTCGGTATCCTTCTCCAACCGCTTTTGCTTGTGCAAAATAAAGCCCCCATCCATAAGCCTGCGCTCCTTCGCCGGTTCCGATTTTGTCCAGGCTAAACTTGTCCACCTTGTGCGGCGTGCCGTGGAATGCGCCGATGCTGTAGTTTGCAGGGCCGGTGATCGTGGCGTTGCTGGCGCGAATGGAGGGAGTATCAGTCGAAACGGCGTTGGTTCGGGAGCCGATGGAGAAGTCCATGAGCATCTGCCCGCCATCGGTGATGATGTCACCGCTCGCCCGCTCCCGGGTGGTGTCCACCATCGTCTGCTGGTTGAGTCCCACGGATTCGGCGAGGAAGCCTTCAAAGTTGGAGTCGATCTTGCCTTCGGCGATTGCTCGCTTGAGGCGGTAGGCTCGGCGGAAGATGTCTTTCACCACAACGGCTATCCGGCGCAAGAACCCACGGAGTCCTCCGGGGATTTGCTCGTCACGGATTTTCCCGTTCATGTAAGCGACCGCGACATCGGAGAATGATTCGATGACATCGGTGTCGGTCTCGGTGCGGAGCTTGCGCTCGGTTCGCTCGCTTTCGATGAGCGGGATGACTTGGTTGAGTTGCTCGCGCACCCAATCCATGGACACTCGCCCCTCGGCAAGCGCCCGCTTGAGGTTGTCCTGCGAGAAGTCTCGCATGACCTCAATGCCGGTCGCCCCATCTTGGATGCGGATGACTGACCGGTAGATGCCCTCTGCAAGCGCCCCTTGGTTGCTGGCGAGAACCGGGAACTGCGCGAGTTCGGAGGGTTCGTTGATGTCCATGCCGAATGCGCGGACGGTTTGGAAAAGGTTGTCGAGGTTTTGCTCCGTAGGGTTTGCCTCGTATTCATCGAGCAGGTTGCGCGGAGCGTCATCGAGAACCAGTTTTTGAATGTCCTCGCCACGGGAAATCGCTTGGTTGACTCGGTCTATGAATTGCAAGGACTCCACGATGCCGGTGGTCGCCCCGGTGATCCGAGTGCGAAGCATTTCCCGGTGAGCGGTCATGGCGGACTGCTCGTCCTCGCTGCGGTAAGCAACCGTGCCTTTCTCGTCGCGCACAACAAAGACCGGCTTGCCGTTTTCTCCTTGCTCGCGAGTCATGGTTGGCAGGGTTGGGTCTTCCTGCATGGACTTGGCCTCATCAATCTTTGTCTCCATGTAGGAGATGCCCGCCTTGATGTTGTCGGGAGTGAGTTTTTTGTATTCGGCTTGCAATGCCGCCTGCCGGTCCTGCGGAGTCTGGTTGTCCTCCACCCGCTTGATCGCGGCTTCGTCCATGCCGAATGTCCGGTAGAGATCGAGGCGCTCGTTGAAATCGTTGAACCGCTTCCCATCGGCCATGGTGGCAACGCCGGTTCCGATGAGGATGCCGGGGATCGTTGCGGCAAGGACATCGAGGCGGGAGGTTCCCCATTGCCCGAGCGTTTCCCGCCAATTCACATCCGGCACATCCGCGCCCAATGCATCAGCGACATCTTGCACGACCGGAGTGACCAAGTCCTGCGTTCCCTCCACGATGTTCTCGCCCACGACAGCAGTCCCAAATCGGATGCCTGCGCTGCCAGCACGACCGACTCGCGCCGGGTTGCCGATCTTGGACATCAGTTTTTCAAACGCCGGGAGCTTGCCGAAAATCATCTTGGCACCGACACGCTCTAGCCCGGATTGCAGGATCGCACTTGGCGCGGCAATCGCCCGGGCAGTTCCGGGATCGACTCCATCAAGGCGCAGTTTGTTGTATTCTTCGGAATAAATCGCCGCGCCTGTCATCCAAGGACCGACTCCGGGGACAAGCGCCATGCCGGTGTAAGCAAGCGCCTGCGGAGACCCGTATGCCATCGCCTCCATGAATCCGCCAAATCCTCCCTCATTGATTTTTTTGATCGGGTCGAATTGATTGTCGGCAATGTTGAAAAGCTCCCGGTAAACTTGCAGCCGGTCGAATTTCTTCTGCGCCTCGGCGGTCAGTTCGGTGCGTTCCTCGGGGGTGATTTCTTTGGCGTTGGATTGGTCGAACCCGGGGTAGACGGTCAGCTTGCCGGTGTCGGTATCTTTCCAGACCTTTGGTGCTTCCTTGAGAAGTTGCAGTTCTGAATAAGCGGCATCCTCCTGCATGACCATCGAGCCGGATCGGAACATATTGAGCGTCCGACTCCATGATTCTCCCCATTGTTCCAAAAATTCCTTGGGTTCCTGCCCAGCTTGCTTTGCTCCAAGAACCACGGCGGCATAGGCGCGGTCGCGAACCTCGGGCGGCATGGTTGCCAGCGTGTCGGCGAGGGCTTCGATCTCCTGCACGGATTTAGGATTGTCCTCCCCGGCCCGCTTGGTGTCCCGCCCGGTTACCGCAGCGAGGTGGTCGTAAACTTGCTTGAGAGGTTCGGAGTAGTTCCGAAGCATCCCTTCGGTCTCGGTGGCGTAATCCGATGCGGCTTGGAGCAACCCGGATTCCCAGCCCGCTGGCAATTTTTTGAGTTTCTCGGCGTTGCGTTCTTTCCAGATGCTGACAAGTTTCGGCACCTCGACCGCCGTGCCTTGGCCAATGCTGTCAAATAATCCCAAGGCAATGTCCCCGGGGATTTCGTTGGCCGATTGCATCACCTCATTTCGGGACTGCACTCCCTGCTGGATGAGGCCAAAGGTTTCCTTTTCCGAGAGACCCTTTTTGCCAAACGCCTGTTGTGTCCAGATGTCGCGCTTGGCCGGGTAGATCATCCCTTGGTCTTCGACCGTCTCTCCAAGTTGGTTGGCAATGAATTGCCGATTGGCAATCTGGTAGCGTGATTCCTCGTCCAGATCGGAATATCCTTCGTCCGAAATGTAATTGTCGAAATCGGTGTAAACCCGGGTGAGGTGATCCCATTCTTGCTTGTTACGCTCGGCATCCTTGGCATCCGCCCATGCCTCCAGAGCTTTTAATTTTGTGCCGTCATCCTCGACTGAATTCGTGTTGAGTTCGTTGTAGTATTGGGATGCCGTCTCGTCATCGATCACGGCGGTGCGGAGTGTGGACATGATTTAAGAAGGCATCTCCGGCAGCGGAGTTTCAAAATCGATCTTTTGGATTTCCTCCATGAGATTCCTTTTGGAGGTTTTTTCTTTGGACTTTTTAAGTTGCCGGACATCAGCCGGGGTCACCGGAGCGGGAGGTTCGACGGTCGGAGCCGGGGGTTCCCAAGGCCAACGCCAACGGGTTTTCTCATTCTGGTATTTTTGCATTTTACGGTCGTAGGCAATCAACGCATTGAAATGCTCGTAGACCTTGTTTTGGTCGGCGGCATCCTTCGGGTTGTTTTTCGCCCATGCCTCCAGCGCGGTTTTCACGCCTGCAAATTTCTTCCCAGCCTCGATGTATTTATCGACTTCCTCTTGCGATGCAGGGAGTGCGCTTGTGCCTTTTTGAAATGTGCCGAATTGCCCTTGGTCAAACATTTGCTTGGCTTGCGCGACTGCTTCTTTGACCGGCGTGGTTTCCCCGGATTCGTTTGCCCGCTTGCGTAGGATCGACAAGGGTTCCTCCCGCTCGCCCTCGGGCAGTTGGAGGATCGTGTCGCGGATTTGCAAATACTCACGCCGGTCTGTGTCGCCTGCCGGGTCGTAGGCATCTGCCAACGCAAATGCCATCGGTCGCATTTTCAAACCTTGCTCAATCTGCGCCGGGGTCTTGGCAAAAATGCCGAGCAGGGATTGGATTTTATTTTCTGGCAAAACATCCTTCGCGTGTTCGCGGACTTCCTCGGGGGTGGAAAGTTGGCCTTTAATAATCAAGTCCACCGTGTCGTCATCAAATTGATTGCGGTAGCGGGTCGCCTCGTTGCGTGATTTTTCAAAGAATCGCACGGCATCGGATTTTTCCATCCATGAGTATTTCGAGGACTTGCCGGTTTTTACTGCTTCCTGCGCTTCTTTTTCGGAACCGATGGGATCGAGGATGATGTCTTGCTCTACGACCGCCTCGCGCTGGACCTTGGCCTTTCGCTGCACATCGTCCAGTAGACGGGATTTCCAAAGAGTGGAATCCTCGGGGCTATGGATGCCTTTTTTGACCGACTCATCCATGACGGCAAATGCTCCCTCGTAGTCCTCGTTTGCGATTTTTGCCAAGGCATTAGCCTCCATATCCGCCCGGAATCCTTTGATCTGCTCTTTCTTGGCGAGGTTGTCGATTTTGAGCGAAGAAAGGGTAGACCACCGCTCAAAATAGGGAGCGATCTTTTCAGAGGCATTGTTGCTGAATTTGATTTCGGCAAGCGCCCGTTTGGCTTGCTCTTGGTTTTGATTCCACAGGCTGCCCCACTCTTCGACCGGCTTGCCGAGTTGCTCGGTTTGCTGTTTTTGAAAAGCAGACTCCAAGATTGTTTCGACCCGGGAGATGTCCGCAGAGTCCTTGGCCTCGGCGAATTTCTCCCCCCACTTCATGGCGACATCGCCGATGCCGTCGATGGAGTCGGCGAATTTGCCCATGGCGCGGGCTTCCTGCGAGAAGGCGTCGAGTTCCAGAGTCTGCGTGAGCATCGACTGCGCGGCGTTCCGCGTGGATCGAGAATCCATCATCGCGGCTCCGCCAAGTTGGGCGACCTCGGGGTTGACTTGGTAGCGCGGAACCGATGGCGCTCCGATCATGGCGGAGCTTGCGGCGGCTGCACGGGGTCCAGCGTTTGGGATGTCGGCGAGTCGGATGGCGGGCATTATCTTGTAAGTCCTGCGGTATTTTTTTCGTTTCCTCCACCCCCACCCCCCCCGCTTTTATACATGGAGTAGGTCATTCCGGTGTTGGCCATGCTACCGATGCCGCTGGCAAGCGCGGTGTAGCCACCCATCGCGGTCGCCCGGGCGGTGGCGTTGCCTGCCATTTGTTCAATCGCGGCTTGGCGCATATTGATTCGGTATCCGGCCCCGGCGGCTTTTTCGGCGAATTGGGCGTCATTGAATGCCATCCGGGCGGAGTTGAGGTTCATCTTCGATGCGAAGAGGTCTTGCGACAGGTTGAATCCGACTGCGGAATCGTTGAGCGTGGCTTGGTCGCGCATCATTTTTCCCTCCAGCGCGGTGATGCCCGCATTGAAATCGGTGACATCGGCCTCGTAACGGCGCTTGTTGGATTCCAGATTGGCGAGGAGTCGGGTATCGGCGACCTGCATTTCGTAAAGGTTGGCGGTATCAGCCAAAACTGCAAGAGGCGATCCTTCGGTGGTCACTCCGCCCTTGGCGTATTGGGAACGCTGGAGACCGAGGATGCGGGCCTTCTCGGCGCGGATGCGGTCGGCTTGCTCGCGGGCTTGGCGGTCCTGCCCATCGGCTTGCTGGCGCATCTGGTCTGCGGTGTTGCGCTGGAGTTGCGCCTGCATATCGCTGAATTGCGACTGCTGGCGCATTTGCTCGTTTTGGTAGCGTGACGCCGAGGCGTTGAATTCCCCCTGCTGTGCCTGCGCCTGCGCGTTATACATCGCGAGTTGCGCGTTGTATTGTTCACTCTGCGCGGCCCGCTCCGATGCCATGCGCTGCCATGCGGCGTTCTGCTCGTTCTGGATGCGGTTGTATTCGGCGATGGCGGCTTGCGACTTGCTTTGCTCGCTGGCCGAATACAAGGCGATTCCGGTCGAGGCGGCTGTGGCAACCACAGAAGCTATCATTAATGGAACTGCTGCTTGCGGCATTTTACTCTTCCTCCTTTGTCGAAACAAAAAGTTGCACTAAATCTTTTGTTGCCGCTTGGAACCCCTGCCGCTCCAACACGCGGGCGATGCCAGAATAGGTGAAGACGGCCATGGTATGGTAGCCAAGTTCGCGGGCCATTTTTTTGAGGCAAGCCACGCAATGCCGGAAAGCGAGCAGGGCGGTTTTCAAGGAAAGGCCCGGGGCGCTTGCGGCGTGGTCGATCATGCACATCCCACAGGAATTATCCATGTGCAGGAAGAGGGCGCTGACCGGTTGGCCGTCGATCTCGCAGACAACCCCACATTTGGGAAGCATGGCTTCTGGCAACCATGGTTTCCCATGCTTGGAAACCCACTCCGAGAGCATCTCGTAGTCGGTCGGTTCGTAGTGGCGGATGTGAATGTCACTCATTGCCGTAAGCGTCCCACTTGGGAAGGATCGAGATGATGCACATTGGGTAAGGTTCGGTCTGGCGGACATCGACATCGGCGTCGATGCCGAACGCTCCGCCGAGGATGATCTTTTGGTCGCCCGTGGTGGTCGTCGGGGCGAGAGCATACCATGTTCCATTATTTGTGCGAACTTCGCCGCCGCGACTCTTGAGGGTGCGCACGACGACTTGGTGGATGCGCTTCTTGCGCGACTGCGCGGTTCCATCCTCGAAATCGGCATCGAGCTTCATCGGGCGCAGCGTCGAGGTGTAGGGCAGGCCGAGGTAACCGGCAGAGGCGGATGGAATAGTTATCGATCCGCCGCTGACCGTGCGGATCGAGAAGCCCGAGTCCAGCATGACGGTAACGGTCTTGCCATTGAGGTGCGCGAGGCCGGAGACCGTGCGGCCTGCCGCCCCGGAGGCGAAGGCGACATGGCCGTCGAGGTAGCGGTAGTTCGCGGAAGATTGGTTGTCGAATTGGGTTCTCCACAAAAGCGGGAACCGCTCGATAGTGCGGTAATCCTGCCCGGAAACGGTGCGCTTCACGACCATCCAGACCTCGTCCTCTGTGCCGTTGCCGTAGATGGTGGCCACGGACTCGACATCGGCATTGTCGGCGATGGTGTGGCGGTGCCAGCCGACGACCTTCTGGTCGCGCTCGTAGGTCATGGCGATGAGGGTTCCGTCTCCTCGCACACACCAGAGGATCGCATCCGGTTGCTGCTGGTAGCCGATCTCGACAATCTCGCCATTGGTGATGTGTTCGGCCAATAAGGTGAGGTCTGGCGCGACCCATCCGTCTTTTCCGAATTCGTAAACGAGTTCGCGCACCTTGCGTCCGTTGCGTTGCACGAAAAGCAGGACATCGTTGACGAGCGAGGCTCGCATATATTTCGAGCCGTAGGAGGACTGCTTGCGGGCCTCGACATTGGTTGCCGAAAGAGATTGTGCGGTGTCCGACGATCCGATTGTCCATTCGTCCCCGGTTGTTCCAACGAGCAATTTCGATTGCGAGTAAAGCCAATTGATGCGGTTGCCTTCCGAAGAAGCCAGCGTAAACGATACCGCATTGGACGCGGTTGACCCAATGGTGAAATTTTCAAAATTGTCAATTTCGCTCAACCATAGAGTCGTGGGCTGCTTGCTTGTCCCGCCGAATGCGAGGCGTTGTTCGTGGAGCGCCACGGCGCGGGGGTAGCCAGACACTCCAGAGAATGCCGGTTCTTTCCAATCAGTAGTCGGATTATTTTTAGCATTGGCTCCCAGCCATTCGACTACATTAGCTTGAGCAGAGAGGCCATCTGCCGCGACTGAAAATATGCTAACCACTCCGCCTGTTCTGTATTCAGAATTTGAAAGCACACATCTTGGCGATGTGTCTTTTGCGTAGGTAAAAAGTCCGTTGGACAAAGAAGAAATTGTCAGCATCGGAGTGCTAACAATTCCCCCCACAATGGATACCGTGGTCACGCCCGGTGTGATTGCGGCATTTGTCAACGAGACCGCCCCGCCAGAGGTCGTGGTGATGTTGAAGGTGTTTCCAGAAACATTCGAGACCGAATAGGTTGTCGTGCCGTTCAATCCGGACCCGGATGGCAAAAGCGAAAAGACAACCTCTTGCCCGTTTTTGATTGGCGGGTTGTAGGAACTCACCCAAATTTTCAATCCGCAGCGTTCGGACTCGTTTCCGCTAGTAACGACATTGCGATCCGCGTTGCCATCGTATTCGCGAACGATTTCCATTTGCGAAAGGTTTTCAATAGTAATTGATTGCGGTGTATTTACCCAAGTGTTAGTTGTTTGAACGCTATACGAATGTGTATCAATTACCGATATTTTATATGGAATATCTGATATCCACGCCGATGGGCCACCGAAAATATGAATGAAATCATTCGTTGCGTAACCATGATTGTAGTGAGTTATTGTGATAGTTGTTCCAGAACGAGTTCCGGTAACTTCAATCGGGCCACCAACCCATGTCTTGTTGGGGATTCGCATGATGCGAACAACGGCATCCCATTTCCCAAAAGTAGTAAAATCCCAAGCTCCAATTGTATCTAAAGAATTGCTGACTATTGAGTCATTGATAGTTAAATCTAAAGATGCAGAAAGTCTTTTGTATTTCAGTCCCCACTTGGTGCCGACATGGCCGGACTTAAAGATGGGACTAGACGCGGTGAGAGCGGTTGAACCTTCAGATTGTGAAGAACTAATTGTGGTAGACGAATTGTTCTGCTCCAACTGCGGAGGGAACTCCCAATCGACAACTTCAAAAGTCCAGTTGTTGTCGGCGATACGCGAGAGTTTGCGCGGCGGGTAGTTTTCATGCGCGAAATACATGATGTCGTTGATCTGGACATATTGAATTTCGCGCAAGTCGGCCCCCACATAAGGATGTGAGACTTCCAAAATGCCGCCCGAGGTATTTGTCTGGAGTTGACCGGTGGTTGGGTTCCAGAACCTCATGTAACCCACGCCCATTTCGATGATGAACCGCGTGGTGGTCGAGAAGTTGAATCCAATCAAACGGACTTCGCCCGCCGTGACAAACTTGGTCGCGCCGAGGAATTGCGTCCCCGGGCGGCGGATCACGCCACCGTAGGGGAGGATTTGGAAGTTCTCCAAAGTGCGGCAGGCGCTGCGGTATTTCTCCAAGCTCGTCCGGGCGTCGATGAAGGGACTCACTTCACCGGCGTTGAACGAGGGATAGAAATCAAATTTTGGCATTATGTGGTCGAGATTGGATTTTTATTTCAAATATCTGCGCACATTAAAAATAAGTTGTAATTACCACAATGCCGGGTGCGCCAGCGCCTCCGTTGCCTGCCACAAAACCAGCAGTATTGCTGGAGCAAGAACCTCCTCCTCCACCACCACAACCAAATCCAGAAGCATTTCCGCCTGCGCCTCCATTGGATGTTATTGATGATCCGCCACCTGCACCGCCTCCACCATTTATAAGTAGAGATGGGATGCTAATTGGCGTAACCGTGCCACCTGCGCCACCGCCAAGTGTCCCTGCTGCTGCTGTAGGTAACCCCGATATGCTGTTATTTCCACCCGGCCCTCCAGCGAATGCTGCCGTTGTGGATGTTCCGCCTCCAGAACCTCCAGCACTTGGCCCAAAGTTAGCAGACCCGCCAGAACCTGTTGTTCCTCCTGCTGCTCCTGCCGTTCCAGAAATTCCAGCAACCCCCTGCGGAAGTCCCGCAAAACCTCCCGTTGAATTGCCGGGAGTGGCCCCGTTCCCTCCACCTCCGCCGCTACGGCAAGAAATAAATATTCCAAGTGTGCTACCAGCAACAGATGAATTTGTTCCAGAAATTCCTCCTGCGCCACCAGCAATTCCACCAGACCCTCCAGCCCCAACAGTAACTGTATAGGTAGCATCTGTTAAATCAGCGGCATTGATTGTTGCGCGGGAATATCCACCAGAACCTCCAGCAGCACCGCCAGAAGAAATTGTAGCAGCAGCAACTTTTATTCCAGCACCACCACCGCCACCGCCAGCAACAAGTTCAAATAAAACTTGTTTTGCACCTGCGGGTTTTGTCCATGTGCCAGAACCTAAAAATCTGTCAATCTGCGGGGACTTCGCCCCCAGAGCATCTCGCGCCGCCGCAGCAGTTGTCGAGCCTGTGCCGCCTTTGGAAATCGGGAGCGTGGTGATAGTCGGCTCCGCGCCGATATCGGCAGGCGTGAGCGCATCCGTCCCGCCTGTGGCGTGGGAAGATTTATGGGCGGTGGCCGGTCGGGAATTCGTGAGGCGGCTATCGGAATCAACGACCGCCGTGCCGGTGATCGCGGACGGGGCGATGCCGGTCGCCGGGGCGTAAGAACCTGCGGTTTGCTTTCCATCGAGAGCGGTCTGTAGCCCGGTGACATCGGCTATGGCATGAGGGTGCGAGGTGTTGGCCTTGCCGTTGAGTGCGGTTTGCTGGGCGGTGCTGACCGGCTTGTCGGCATCTGCCGTATTGTCCACATTGCCGAGGCCGACATCGGTTTTTGTAAGCGTCACAGAACCTCCGCGCCCAGCCACGGATTGAACCGGCGCGGCGGCAGAGGCTCGGGCGTTTGTGAAATACAGGTTGGTGCCTTCCGGCACATCGGTCGTGGTGCCGGGGGATGAGGTAATTTCCACATAGTCCGATCCGCTCCAGCGGTAGATTTTCCCGGTATCAAGCGTCACATAAATCTTGCCCCGTTCCCCTGCGGGAAGCGCGGCGAACAAAGCGACCTCAATGATATCATCCACATAGCTAGGCAGGAGGGTGGAGGCGATCTTGTCGCCATCGAGCAGGCCGGTCACTTCGGAGGGGGCATGGATGTGATTGGCGGGCGCATAGCTTCCGGCGGGTTGTTTCCCGGCATCGATCACATCCTGTGCAGCGGAGGTGCGGTAGGGGGTGAGCGCGGCGGGCTGAAGCGCGGTGTCGGCCAAAGCGCCCTGCGCAGCGGTGGCATAGGAGCCAGCCGCCTGTTTCCCATCGAGCGCGGTCTGCAAGCCTGTGACCTCCGAAATCCCATGCGAATGCGTGGCAGGCGGGAAGGTCTCCGGTTTATTGAGGACATCGGCCCAATCGGGATTCTGGAACGCCGAGACTGCCCGCCACGCCGTTCCGTTCCATTGCCATGTGCGGCCCATGGAGGAGAAGGTGTCGTTGAGTGCCGGGTTGTTGGGGAAGTCGGTCATGTGAGGTTGGCGATTTGGTCTCCGGTGGTGGCGACGGTGGAGCAGTTGGCGAGGCGTTGACCCACGCTGCCTGCGGTGGTCAAGGCGGAGGTGGGAACTGCCCAAATGTCATTTACGACAGAATCCATTTTCAGCACGGCGGTGCCTGTCGTGTTTCTGATAGGGACACCCCATGCCACCGAATTTGCTTCCGGGACTGCGCATGTGCCGGTGAGCGCACCCGAAGCGTAGCTCACGCCGCTGCGCACATTTTCTTCGGCTGGCATCTGGCCTTGCGTTGCATCGACGAGTATCTTCGCGCCTGCGGTGTCGCAGAAATTGAAAACAGCGACATTGGTTCCCATTTTTTTAAGACGGATGCCGCCGCCACTTACAGGCGATTGACCATTTGTGCCAAATTCAATTTCTTCGACTTCAATAAACCCGGTGCTGGCATTACTTGCCCCAACTCCAGAACCAAGGCCGGAAGACCCCGGCCCATACGCATTTCCCCTAGCTCGTTTCAAAAAAATCGCTCCGGTGGAATCGTTTAATGCGCCCGGACCACTACCTGTAACCGGCGACCCAGCGGCTATTCCATTTATGTTAATGGTTCCAGTAGCAGAACGGTTTCTGACGCCCGGGGCGCTGCCAGTTCCTCCAAAACAATTTCCTGTGACATTTACAATCGCGGTGCCGGACGGCACATTTATTCCCGGCCCCAAACTGCTAGAACCACCAGTTGCATTCCCTGTGAAATTTAATGTCCCACCGCCACTAACATTAATCGTCCCATTGCTGGTTCCAGCCCCAGTAGCATCGCCAGTCACATTACCCGTAAAATTCAATGTTCCCGATCCTGTAAATTGGATAACATTTGCATTTCCGGATGTGTTTACTGATGTGGCGTTTCCTACAATTGAAGCCGAATTAGGGAATGACCCCCCATAACTAACAATTGTCGCGCCACCAGTAACTTGGCTTTGAATCATGTTTGCGGTCAAAGTGACATTATTGGATAGAGTGAATGTGCCTCCAATAGTTGCCCCTCCCGTTGTGTCGTTGCGGACTTCAGCAACCGTTGTGCTGACATTGACGGTGATGGCAAAGCTGTTTGACATCAACACATCGGCGTTTGTGAATGTTGGGAATAAATCGCTGGCCGTGCCGCCGGGCGCGGTCGCCCAGACATCGGGGGCGTTGATGTTTCCGGCTTTGCGGGCAAAGTAGGTAGGCATTTTTAGAGTCCTTTCGCGGTGATGTAGGATTGGAGAGCGGTCTGGATCGCGGCGACGGCGGCTTGCTCGGCGGGGTCTGCGATCTCGGAGAAACTACCGCGCAGGAGACCGATGGCTGCGGAGTCGGCGGTTTCGACTACTTCATTCTCCACCCGTGTGGGAATTAAGCGCATTGCGATGGATGCGTCTTGCGATCCGTCTGCTTTGTAGAATCCGGTGATCGCGAGGTTGAGGCTGAATTTGTCGTAGGATTTTCCGTTGATTTCAATTGGGTTGGTAGCGTTCATGGTGTTGGATTTTTTAGGTTTAGCTGTAGGTGAGAGATTCGCGGTCATTCCAGATGCCCGATGCGGTCGCGGTAGCGACCACGGCTCCGGAATTATCAATCGTCACTTGGCGGATCGACCAACCGGAGGCAGAAGTGGCGGTTCCTTCAAAGGCAATGCCGGTGTAGTAAATGAGGTTGTTGGTGCTGTTCACCGCAAAACGGCGCTCGCGCCTCATTGGCGAGTAGCCGAGGGAGTTCCATGCGGTGGTGCCTGTTCCGATTTTGAATTTGTTGGTATCGACCTCCAACCCCATCTCGCCCTCTGCGAGGGTAGGATTTGCTGTAGTCCATTCTGCGGCGGTGCCGCGACGAAGTTGAATTTGTTGTGCCATTAGGGTGTGCCTCCGACGATGTTGTTTGTTCCTCCGTAGATCGTGGCTGGGGTGCCTCCATCGATGTTGCCGAGCGTTTCGCCTGCGTAGCCATTCACGACCTCGACCCACGCATTGTCGTAGCGCACATAGGTGCGGAGGGTGGTCTCGTCGAACCACACCATGCCCGCTTGCGGCGATGCTGGCGGGGTGGGTGAGGTGACGATGGCAATCGGGCCGGTGGGGATGGTGAAATTAAAAACGGCAGCAGCCGAGGTTCCGGCGTTTGTGACCAAGGCCGACGATCCCGCTGGTCCGGTCGTAGTGGTTCCGACTGCAATGGTCGCCGCATCGCCTTTGTCTCCGCGAGGGATGGTGAAATCCAGAACCGCTGCGCTCGGGGTGCCGGTGTTCGTGATCGAGGCGCTGGACCCGGGAGCGCCGGTCGTGACCGTGCCGACCGACATGGTGCCGGTGTCGCCCTTGACGCCCTGCGGAATGGCAAAATCAAAAACGGCGGCAGCGGAATTTCCCGAGTTAGTGACCGAGGCATTGGTCCCCGGCAGGCCGGTGGTTGTGCTGCCCACGGCCACGGTAGCGGCATCGCCTTTGTCTCCCTTGGGGATTTCGAGGTTGAGCGTCTGGTTGGGCGCGGTGCCGGTGATGGTCGCGCCAGCGGATGAACCGGCGGCTCCCGTGCTGACCGTGCCGACCGAGAGGGTGTTGGCGGGACCGACCGGCCCTTGCGGGAGTCCGAAATTCAAGACCGCCGTGTCGTATTGGCCGGTGTTGGTGACGGTGGGGGTTGTTCCGGTGGGCAGCGAGGTGACGGTGCCGACCGTGACTTGGAGCGAAGGATAGCTGATCCCACCCGCCGGTCCGCCGCCGGTCGCCTTCGATGTCTCGATGCCATCGCCGCCATTGCGCGAGGAGACGAGTTTGGAGGACATCCACGCCGGTTTGATCTTCCCCTTGCGCTCGGTGGAATCCCGGCGCATGGCGGGGTTTTTGCCGAGCAGTTCGGTTTCTTTCGCGAGCAGCGCGGCCTTGTTGGCATCGCCGGTCAGCGGGACGGCGAGCTTGGCGGCGAGGTTAGCCGTGAGGAGGTCTATGAAGAGCGAGTCGAAAGCCGTGACCTCGGTGACTTTGCGGACATATTCCAGCGTGATGGCGGACCCGAGCCAGATATCCCAATCGGTCGTCCAATTCGCGGTGACGCCGGGTTGCTTGGTCGATCCTGCGACCATGCACTTGTAGACCGCTCCGTTGTTGGAAACGGCATTGCCGATCTCATACACACGATCCACGACCCATGCCGGGGAACCGGAATCGGCGTTGGTGTAAATGAAGTTGCCAAGGATTTCCCACGCCGATTCGCCAGCGGAATCGTAGTCGTTCACCCTAAAGACGCGCAGGCAGTCGGACGGGATCGCGTAGCGGTAGGCCCACTTGTATTCCGGGCGCGGGAGGGTTTCGATGACCGTGGTGGCCTTCATGGCCCATGTCCATGAACCGGCAAGCAGGAGGGCATCGCGCACCTGCGGGTAGAGGGACTTGGCAAGCAGGAGAGCGTGAGAAGACGCTCCGAATTGTTCGCCGGTTCCGATTCGCAGGATCGCTTGGCGGCAGAGTTCGTCCTCGGAAATCGAGACCGAGGGACGGAACGCCGCTCGACTTTCAACCGCCGCTTTGAGGGCCGGTTGAGAGGTGAGGTATTGAAGTTCTGCGAAGAACTGCTCTTTCATTTTTTAACAGGTGCCGCTGCCGATCCGATTTCGAGGAGTTGGGCGAGTTTCATCGCCAGCGTGACGATCAGCACATTCACAAAGACCGGCGGGTATTTGGTGACATCCGAGACAATGGAAATGGTTTCAACTTGGATGGGCGAAACTTCGTTTGTGTGGATGTAACCGGAAACAATTTCCCATTTGCCGAAGTTCTCGTCCTCGTCCACGCCGTTGACGCGAAGCACCTTGAGGGTGCCGGTTGGGAGGGCATAGCGCCTACTGTAACCAAACGCCGGGGCGGTCGGGTCGGCGTTGATCGTGGCTTGCGCCCGGGCGAACTGCCAATCGTAGTCGGAAAGCACCTCATTGCGGGTCTGGTCGTAAAGACTGGTAGCAATCGCCATTGGCTCCCCGTAAGGTTTGAAAGCCTCGGCGGTGCCGATTCGCAGGATGGCTTGGCGGCAAATTTCGGAAACCGAGTTGGCGGCGGTAGTAGTGCGAGGTTTGGCCGACTTTTCGATGAGGATGCGGATGCTTGGTCGCGACATCGTTTCGATGGCGAGAGTAGCCATGGCTTGTGCGATTTCCCCTTTTTGCGTGAGCGGCATGGAAATCTTGGCCGCGAGGCGGGCGATCAGAGCTTCCGTAAAAGGAGGAGGAAACTTGGTCACATCGGTTTGCTTCCAAGTGTAGTCGATTTTGACAGGAGAACCGAGGTCCGTGTGAAGATACCCACCAACGATTTCCCATTGGCCGAAATTCTCGGAGGAATCAATGTTTTCCACCCGGATGAGTTGCAGGAAATCGCTGGGCAGGGCATAGCGTTTGGTAAATCCTTGGGTCGGCGCAGCGGCATCCGCCGTGATGCTCAACTGCTTTTTGGCAAACGCCCACGGAACATCGGAAAGCAGTTCCTCCAAGGTCTGGTCGTAGAAGGAATTGGCAAATACCATCGGTTGCTTGATGAGGGTCTCCGAAGACCCCAACCGCATGATCGCCTGCTTGCAAATTTGTGTGCGTGTGGTGATGGTATTGGTTGCCATCGAGTCCGCGATGGATTCGATCTCGCGTTTCAAGGCGGACCGCTCGGCGAGCGTTTCAAATTCCTTGATTGCCGCGACCGCTTGATCGCCCAGCCCCATTGCCATCGCCAGTTTGTAGGCCATGCGGACCACGACCATTTCCTTGAAGATCGCCGGATAAGTGGTGTCGCTGGCGGGGGGGGCGATGTAGTCGATGGCAATCGGCGTGGCAAGATTGGTGTGGATGAACGCGCCAACTTCCTCCCATGTTCCAAAATTTTCCGCCGAATCGATGCCATTGATTCGCATGATTTTCAAAGAACCGCTTGGGGTTGGGTATCGGAAATCGTAGCCGGTCACCGGGTTGGTGCCGTCCTTTGCCACGCTCCCGACTTGTTGGCGAGCAAACCGCCAATCAAACTCTGAAAGAATTTCCAGCACCGTGGGTTGGTAGAATTTCGCGGCGAAGACAAAGGGTTGACCTTGATTTTTGTAGGTCTCCGCATTGCCAACCCGAAGGATCGCCTGCCGGATGAGTTCCGAAGCGGTTGCGGTAAGGGTGCCACTATAGTTGGCGACCGACTCGATGTTTTCCAGCAAGGCCGGTTTTGCCATCAAGAATTGAAGTTCTTGGAACAGGGCTTCGTATTTCATTTGGATTCGATAATCCCGCACAATTTAAGCGCGAGGGTTGTGGTGAGGAGTTGAGTGAAGATGGGAGGGAACTTGGTCACATCGGTGACTTTCTCGGTGACAAGCAGTCGGACGGGTGTTCCGAGGTTGGTATGCAAATACTGCCCAACGACTTCCCATTGTCCGAGGTTCTCCGCAGAGTCGATGTTCTCGACGCGCCAGATTTTGAGGATGGAAGTTGGGAGGAGGTATCGTTTGGTGTAGCCCCCCGATCCGACATAGGGAGCCACGGCATCAGCCGTTAGGCCCGGGGTAGCGCGGGCAAACGCCCAATCAAAATCTCCAAGCAGTTCGTCACGGGTCTGCTCGTAAAGCGACTGCGCGAGAAGCATGGGTTCCCCGTAAGGCTTGAAGGCTTCCAGCGACCCGACCCGGAGGATGGCTTGGCGACAAATCTCGGTCACGGAATTCGCCGCCGAGGTCGTGGTCTTCGGCGCTTGCGTGTTGATGAGAAGCGAGCGGAGTCCGGGCTTCTGCATGGTTGCGCCAAAAAGTTCCGCCATTTGGCCGAACAGGTCTTTCGAGCCGGTCAGAGGCATGGCGAGGAGTCCGGCCAATTTGATTGTCAGTAATTCGACAAACAACGCCGGGAACTTCGCCGGGTCGGTCACGGCGGCAATGTAATCGAGCGCGACCGGGGAAGAGAGGTTGGTGTGGATTTTGTCGGCGATGATTTCCCAAACGCCGAAGTTCTCGTTGGAATCCACATTCCCAAAACGAAGCACCCGCAAGAAATCGGTCGGCAGGGTGTATTGAACCGAGTAGCCGGTAAGCGGGGCCGTGCCGCTGGTGAGGTTCACTTGCTTGCGGCAGAATTGCCAATCGTATTCGGCTTGGAGTTCCTCGACGGTCTGCGTGTAGAACAAACTGCAATACTGCGCTTGCGCCGTGGAATCGGTCAGCGCGGTGATTCGCGCATCCCCGAGGCGAGCGAGGGCCAGATTGCAGATTTGGATATCGGTCATTGGCGCAGGTTAAAAAGGGGTGGCAGACATTTCCCGGTCTGCCAGCGGGTTTTGGTTAGGCTTCGTCGCAGGCGATCTCGACGACCTTCTTCTCTTCCATGCGGACGGCGGCGAGGGATGCCACCGAACGGATTTGGAGCGAGTGCGAGAGGTCGGTGCGGATGTCCATGTGGGTCTTGAGTCCGCGCTCGGCGAGGATGACTCCGGATTTCACATAGGCGTAAACGCTGCGAACCGTTGCGGTTTTCGGAAGCAGTTGGGTGCGGCGGAATTTGAAACCCATGAAGGTATTCAAGTTGCCGTCCACCAAGGCGCGAACCGTGTTGTAGTCGGCGCTTGTGATTTTATCGTCACGGAGCAGGTCTTGAAGCTGCTTGGCCGAAACAACAATGATGCGCTCCTCCTCTTCATCGACATCGTTGGAGTCGAAAAGGAATTTCGCAGCGCGGAGCTTTGCGATGGTGAGGCCGGAATTCGCGGCGGTGCCGGTTTCCACATACTGAACGCCCACTTTTTGGGTGGCAGGCAATAAAGTTTCAACAACGCCTGTCGGCCCTGTGTAGGCTTTACCACCCAAAGCGCCGATGATGATCGAGTCGCAGGTGCGACCGTAAGCCGCAGCATGGGATTGGATGATCGGGCTAGTTGGCAACACAACCTCGCCGAGCAACTGCTCGTCCCACTCATCGATGAGCTTCGCGGTGTCGTATTGGGTTGGACGAATCCAACGCTTGGCCATCGGTTGATTGCTGATCCGAGTGTCGCCGGAGCGATGCTCGATTGCAGTCATTGTGGCTGGGTCGATTTGATTGTAGGACTTCTCTTTTCCTTCGATGGAATCGATGGTCACATATTCTTTTAGCTTGGAATTTTTCTGCTGAACGAGGTGTTTCCAGTTGGAATCAAACTGGGTCGTGAAGTGGTCGGGGATGTTCGTTAGAACGCCGTTTTGGTTAGCCATTTTTTTCTCCTTGTGTTGAGTTGGTTGGTATCAGTCGAAACTGATGGTTCGTTGCTCCCTCGCTTCCGAGTGTCCCGTGTGGGGTCTTCGACGGCGGGTATTAGGGAGCAGGCTCACAAAGGAGGTGTCTGCTCTGACGGAGGAGTGTGTAGCACACTCCGTGGTATCAGTCAAAAAATTAGCAGGGCCGGGAGTTGAACCCGGAATTCCAGATTATGAATCTGGTGAGATACCATTTCTCCACCCTGCGATTTTTCATCCCTGCTTGAGCAAGGATGTGACAAGCGCGGCGGCTTCTCGGTCGCCCTCCATGTAACGCTTGTGCCAAGCATTCTCGGGGTTCGACATGATGTCCTTGGCGCGGGCCGCGCCGGTCATAAACTCGGTGCCGCCCATCGAGCGACCGACCTTGTCCTCGCTCATCATTTGCGCCATGCGAACAAATCCACGCACGACCTCGGGATCGGAAAATCCATGCGAGTTCGCATCTACGCCCGCGAGCTTCGCGGCCTGCTTGGCAAGTCCGATGTTTTTCCCGAAATCATTTCCCCACTCTTTTTGCAGAGTCTGCACGGCCTCGGTGCGCTGCTTCTCGTAGGTCGCTTGGATCGCCTCCAATTTGAACATCTCGGTCTTCGCGTGTTGCGCGACGAGTTCCTTCATGGCCGATGGCGGGATGCCGTGCTTGTGCGCGATCTCGGCATACGGTTTTGCCATGTCGTCGCTCCATGTCATGCCCTCGGGCAGCGAGTCCGGAGCGAACTTGTATTCCTCCAGAGTTTCGGGAATGCCCATCGCACGGCGGAAGGCGGCGACTTCCTCGGGCGAGGATTTCTCGTTGGGGACGCCGAGTTTTTTCCCGATCAGCGCATTCGCGTTCGCGAGCGCCTTCGCCATGTCGGGAACGCTTTTGTATTTCGCGAGCGTGTCCTTGTAGTCCTTCGCATCGTCGGGCAGGGCATCGAGCCACTTGTCTCCGAAGGTGCCGTCTGGATTCACCCAGCCGGTCGAGGGAGTTGAGGGTTGCGTGGTTTCCGCAGCGGGCTGCTGCGCCTGTGCCTCCGGAGAGGCGCTTGTGTTATCGGCTGCGGCGAGAAGTGATTCCTCGCCGGAGGTGTCGATTGTGGTGTCTTCCATAAATGGTATCAGTCAAAACCGCGCATCAGTCTTGATGCGGGTGGTAACCGAGGTGGGTCGAGCGACCGGCGTAAGTCTTCTGAAATTCCTCGGGCGCGTAGTCGCGCAGCCACTCGACAAGTTCGATGGTCTTATCGCCGAGCATGGGGTCCATTTCGGGGCGTGGCGGGATGTCGTTTTTGGGTTCGGATTTCTTGCTCATTTTTTGATCTTTCGTTTGGGAGTTTCGATGTCGCCGTCCGCGATGACCGGGCGTTTCAGCATGGTCTCGATGTGGATGACCACGCCGCGCTGCCCGTCTCGCAAAGCGGCAACAACGGGGTTGTAGTCGTAGCCGGGGAGGAAAACTTGGCTTTCGGTCGCGAACTGCGCCTTGAGGTCGGCAATGACCGCTTGGCCTTCCTTGGAGGTGAACACACGGTGGTAAGCGTTGGTGATCTTTTGGCGTTCACGCTCGCGTTTCAACGCGGCGGCTTTGTCTTCGGGAGCCATCACGCTTGTCCCATCATGCCGGGAAGCATTCCGGCGAGAGCGGAGTCCTGCCGCACGCTGCCCGCTTTGCCGAGTGCGCTTGCGGTTCGCTCCATCTGCTCGGCCTGCATTTGCTGCTGCGCGGCTTGGGCGCGGGCGGCTCGTTGCTGCGCGACCATTTCCTCGTCCATCAGCCAACGAGCAGGGAGACCATCGTTGCGGGCCATGTCGCGGGTGATCTCGTCGAAGTCGAAGTTGTCGAGCATATCGGGCTTGATCTGCGCGTAGGGCAGAAGCATCTCGCTGGTGCGAACAAAAGCGGCGTTTTCAAGCTGCTTGATCGCGAGGGCGATTCGGGAGTTGTAGGCGATATCCGGCTCGGGGATGAATCCGACCATCGCGAGTTGCTGGGGTGGGGGAGGGAACTTGCCTTGTCTGGCCAGCACCGCAAACACACGGCGCAGCATCGGATTGAATAGCTCGGTCGTCATCCGGGCAAAGGTCGGCGAGAATTGAATGAGCTTTTCGGCGCTGCGCTCGGCCACCTCGCGAGCGGTCATCTGCTTTTCAAGTTGCGCGAACATCTTGAAAAGATCGACATGGAACGCCTCGTTGATCGCCTCACGCTTGTGGTTGGCTCGGTCCACGCCGATGTCGTAGCGCCCGCCGGTTCCCCATTCTTTCGGCATCGCCGAGGGGTTGTTGGGATCGAAATATGTCACGCCCCCGGCGCGGAGATCGATGTCGTTGTCGAATCCCGCTGGAATGAGAATGCGCGGGAACGCATGAATCTCGGCGAGCGAGTCGAGTTGCTTTTCCAGAAAGTTGAGTTGCTTGCATTCCGGCAGCGCGGTCCAGCTTGGCGAGTAGCCATAGGCTTCGCAGGATTTCCACTTGAGGTAACGAGTGACGAAAAACGGTTGCTCGTCGTAACCCGAAACCATCAGCACATGGCGCGAGGCTTTCTCAATGTAAACCGAGGCATACGGCTTGTTGTTCGCGTCCTTCTTGCCGAGTTCGATCTCGCCCGGCCCCCGGGGATAGATCATGTGGATGATCGTGTATTTCTTGGAGGACTTGGTCGCCTCCAGTTCCTTCCGCATCGCTTCGGGCAGCGCCTCGACGCCGAACTTCAGCGCGGCTTGCCGGGCGGTCATTTCGTATTCGCGGGAGAGCGTATCGACATAGCCCTCGTCGTTCTCCGCGATGGCGAACGATCCGATGTCGAGCTTAACAAAGTTGAGCGGGGAATTGCGACCGGCCTCGACCAGAATTGCCGCCGTGCCGAATGCGCCACGGTCGAGATAAAGTTCGTGAATCTCCGTGTAAAAATTGCTTCGCGTGAGTTCGGACTGCACGACTTCCGTGCATCGTTTGAACCATTGCTCCACCGCATCCTCGGATTCCATTTCCTTCGGTGCGTCCATCGAGAACCAACGGGATTCCATCGGAGTCATCCACGCGAGTTGGCCGTTCGCGAGAATCATGTTCGCCCGAACCGCCGTGGCATCAAATAGCGCCGTCTCGTCGGCAATGTCCGGCTGCGACTGCTGGGTGAATAGACCGGCTTTCCGTGGCATCACGAACTTCGCGATGTCCTCCCACAAGGTTTCCCAAGTGGTGCGCTGCTGCACCATTTCTTGGTGCCTTTGGATTACCTTCTCGACGAGTTCGGGATTTTTTCCGGTCATTGGTATCAGTCAAAACTGCATCAACCGAGAGTCGAGTAGCCGGTCGTCATGGGAGCTTGGTTGCTTTCCCCGGAAAGGATCGACCGGCGCATTCCCTTGCGTCGAAGCGCTTCTTTGGCCGTGTCTCCAGCGGGATCGCCTGCATCAATTTCTGCGGAAGGGGACGGGGAATTCATGGCCCCCTGTCTCCTCATTTCCTCAATTTGGAATTGCTGGGCAGCGGCGGCTTCGGCCCTTTGCTGTTCCAATAGTTCCATTTGCTTCCGTTGTGCCTCGGCTTGGGCTTTAGCCTGTGCGGCGGCTTGCTCTTGCGCCGCCCTCTGCGCAGCAGCTTGCTGTGCAGCCTGCTGCTGCATTTGCTGTTGTTGCTGTTGCGCGGCTTGTTGCTCCTGCTTGCTCGGGCCTTTGCGTCCGCCTCCTCCGAACCATGCTAAACAGGTGGAGAGAATTGGGTTTTCGGTGTGGTCAGTAAGTCGCATCGCGTTTGGAGTTTCGAGGTTTCGTAAATCCGGAGAGGGCGGTCTCGCCGACTCCATGCGATGAAGGGAAGTGTATACGGCGCGAAGTTGCAAGGGTTATTTTGACTGATACCGCAATATATAGTGATCAGCCAGCAGTTCTGACACAACCGGCGGTATGTGTGGGCGGCATCGCGCCAGCGTTCCTCGGGGTCAAAAATGTCCACCGGGCGGGCCAGAAGGAAGAAGTCCTCGGTGTTCACGACCACGCCATTCCAAGCGGTGAGTTCGACCTCCTCGGCGAAACATCGCGGCTGCGGGTAGCGCCGGTAGAGGTCGAGGATTTGGAGTTCCAGTTCGCGTTTCACCGCCGCACCTTTCCGAATCCACCGCCTCGGAATCCGGCGACGACTTTGATCGCCTCATGGCGCTCCGGTTTGCGCGGGATCGCGGAGCGGTCGATGACCATCCCGCGCTTGATTGCTTGATGCGAAAGGCTGAACGCATCCGCGAAATGCGATGACCAATCATGGACCGGCACATCCTTGATGGTGACGCCATCGCGTTCTTCCTTGGAATGGTAGGCGTCGAGCGCCTCGATGCCGTCCGCGCACCCGGCTTCGTTCATCGAGATGCGAGGGAACGCATCGTTGGCAAGATTGATTCCATCCCATACCGAAATCTGCCGAGGCACAGGAACCACGCCGGTCAGTCCGCTGCGAGCGAGTGCCTCTTGCCAGAGTCCTCCCACTTCCGCTGCGGCATCATGCGGGATGTAATGCCCCCCGTAGGCATATTGGCGATCTTTGAGTCGTGCCGCCCAATCCGCTGGGGTCTTGCATTCGTCGGACCCGGAGAGCGCCTCCAAATAATTGATGCGGTCGCCGACCATCTGCCATATCCAGACCTTCTGATTCAGCGGAGCGCCCACATCCCATGAGGTGTAGACGGGAAGCTCCTTGAACCACAGGACATCGTTAGTGACCCGCTTCTCGGCTCGCGCTTTTTCTAGGGATCGCACATAGATCGCGCCCGGGCGACCAATGTTGAAGCTGCACTCGTATTCTTGCTGGAACGCATTTTCCGTGGTTCCACGCCGAATGTCCGCGAGTTCCTCGGGCGGGATGATTCCGCTTTCGCTCGCCTTGAGTTGGAGTGTGAACCAGTCGTTGTCCGCACACGCTTTGTTCCACATCTTCCAAAAAATGTTTCGCCCCTTCGGCGTTCCCACCCATGTCGCCCAGCCTTGGTAGTCGGTCAGCGTGGGCCGGATGACATTGTCCCACGCTGCCGGGTCGAGGTCTGCCGCCTCGTCCATCACGACCCCATCGAGATAGATTCCGCGAAGGCGCTCGTAGGCTTCGCCCGAGTAGAGCCGGATCGTGGCCTCGTTGTGGAAGGTGATCTGCAAATCCGCCTTGTTGATCACCACGCCGGGGATTTGCGAGGTGAACTGGACAAGGTATTTCCACGCGATGTCTTTCGCCTGCTCGCGGGTCGGAGCCACATAGGCGTAGCGCAGGGGCGGTCCGCTGCGTTTGTGCGAGAGCGCCTTGGCGATGAGGTCTTGGATGCAGACGAAACTCTTCCCGGCGCGGCGGTGCAGCACCATCACCGACCAGCGTTGCGTCCGGTGCAGGTAGCTCGCCAACTGCGGGCGCGGGATGATGTTAATTTTGAGGGCCACCGATGGTGATGATGTGGTCCAGCCCTCCCGAGACCTCGACCTTCTCC